CAAATGCTGGCCCCAATTGAGGATGTTTGAGACCCTGTGGAAAGGTGTTGAGCTCTTGATTGTGGAGGGCCCGCAAGCCGTCTACAAGGTCAAAGGCTTTGCTGAGAAACTGATGGCCAACCAGGGTCAAGCCCTTTTAACTCGCATGCAAATGGTTGACTTCTTTCGGTCGATCTTGCGCGCGGTCGTGATTGACCAAGACGAGGAGTTTGAACGCCAACCCATGAGCCTAGCGGGCATTCCGGATTTGCTCAGCCAAGCCGCGTTTCGAATCGCGGCCACGGCCCAGATCCCGATGCTGGTGCTTTTTGGTCAAGACGCGGCTGGATTTTCGACCGGCGAGAGCTCCCTGAGGTGGTTCTGGGATAAGACCACGGCCTACCAAACGAGCGTGATTGGCCCGCGCATTAAGGACCTCGTTCGGGTTGTCCTGCGGACCCTCGGGCACGAGGACAAAGCCGATTCAATCGAGATTACGTTTGAGCCCTTGTACACACCCTCGGCCTTGGAACGCGCGCAAGAAATCGCAGCCATGTCCACAGCGGACAAAAACTACGCGGACATGCAGGCCCTAACGCCTGAGGAAATCGTGCTGAGCAGGTTCACGGACCAAAACACGTGGAGCGACGCGTGGAAGGTTGACCTTGAAACCCGAAAGAAGCTTTTGGCTGACATAATGAAAAACCTGGCCGAGGGAAGCGCACCCGGTGCACCCGAGGTCGGCGACGTGGGCCGCACACCCACAGCCAAGGACGTGCGAGGCTTTGCCGTGCCCGAGGTCGTACCCGGCACGGTCGCACCAGCAAACCCGGCCGGCCCAACCAAGGGCCAAACCGCGCAAGGGCCTGGCACGCAAAAAGGCCAAGCTGGCCCGAAACCTGCAAAGAAGTAGGGCATGTCAGAAATAAGCGATCAAGAAAGGCGAAGGCGAGAAAAGCTTTTCCACGAAAAAGGTTGGAAACTGTGGTGCGCGCATTTTAAGAAACATATAGGCCAGCCCAGGCTTCCCGCGAAATTGCTGGCCCGGTTTCCCTTGGACACTAAATGACCCGCATTTGCCTTAACATGCTTGTCAAGAATTCCGGCGCGGTCTTGCGCCGGAGCCTTGAAAGCGCCCTGCCTTTCATTGACAGCTATGTGATTGTCGCCTCAAGCTCAACAGACAACACCCTCGACGAAATCACGCGCACGCTGGGGCACCTGCCCGGCGAGGTCCACGGCACCTACCTTGAAGGCCTGTCGGACGGCTTCGCAGCCCTTCGCAACCTGAACCTGGCTAAGACCCGAGACTTTCTGTGCCAGGTTGACGACGACTACATCCTTTGGTTGGATGCTGGGCGGCAGCTTGCCGGGACCCTGCGCCCAGACCTGAACGCGGACGGGTACACAGCCAATGTGGTCGTCAACGGCGGGTCCTACGGCTTTCCCCGCACGCACCTCTTTAGAGCCCGGTCGGACTGGGCCTGGAAGTACCGCGCCCATGAAACGCTTGTGGGTGGGGCCGCGTCCGTGCCGAGCGGCCTTGAGGTACACGAATGGCGCGAGGGCCCGACCGACCGCGAGAAATACATCCGAGCCGCGCGCCTGTCCGAGCTGGACATGCTTGACCACGACGGCGACTCTCGCGTGGTTTTCTACGCGGCCCAAAACTGGTTTGATGCCGGCGAATACCGAAACGCCTTGGACCGTTACGCCTTGCGTTCAGGCATGGGCGGCTACTGGGATGAAATCTGGTACTCGGCCATGCGCGAGGGTATGTGCTTCGAACTCTTGGGTGACACGGTCTCGGCCGCGCAGTGCTACGAGGAGGCCCACGAGCTAGCGCTCCACAGGGCCGAGCCGTGCCGACACCTGGCACGCATGCTGCAAAGTCAATTCTGGACCGATGTGGCCGACCGAATCCCTTGGCCGGGCACGGGGTTTTTGCTGGAAAGGAATGCGTACCAGTGATCACGCAAAGCCGTCTGGCTGAGGTCCGTAAGCGTCTGTTTGGGCGCAAGCTAGCCAAGCGCCCGAAACCCCCGAACGAGGCCGAGCGCTTGTACCTGGGCGCGGCTCGGGTGTACGCGGACACCTTTAAGCAGATCGTGGGTGACGTAATTGCTGAGACGTATCCCGAGCTTTTGGGGGCCCGTTCCGACGCCCGTGTCGGGCCCCTGATGCTAGGCAAGCATGCGTCCAAGGTCCTGGCGCACATCACAAACCCCCTTCGGGCTGCCCAGGACCGAATCCCTCTGGACCAGGTTGCGGGCACCGTGCGCGGGCACGTGGAGCGGGACGTCCAGCGCTACATGCCTGGCCTCAAAAACACGGACCTGTTTCTGGGCGGGCAGATCGCGGGCTGGCGCCGGGACAATGTAGGTCTAATTACGAGCATGACCGACGACATGCTCGAAAAAATCGGGAATTTGCTTGAGGACTACGACGGCACCCGGGTCGAGGACGTTGCCACGTCGCTTGAGGACACATTCGGCCTTACGCGCGCACGCGCGGAGCTGATTGCCAGGGATCAGGTTCTGTCCCTTAATGCGCAAATGAACCAGCAGGCGCAGCAAAACGCCGGCGTGGAGGAGTTTATTTGGAGTACGTCGCAAGACGATAGCGTGCGCGGGCAAAAAGAGCTAGACAAGGGGCAAGAACCCAAAGGACAAGACCACGCATCCTTGAACGGTCTAAAGTTCCGCTGGGATAATCCGCCGGTAGTGGATCATGCCACGGGGGACACAGCTTTGCCCGGCGAGCCGATTCAATGTCGCTGCGTGGCCATCCCCGTCCTGGAGGAGTTCGACGAGCCAACACAAATGGAAGAGGGTGAAGACTGACCCATGATCGGCCGGTCCTGGTTGCGGGGTTTTTGCTATGCAACGCTATGAAAAGTTTAGCGTACGCGCTTTTTATTACAGGCTGGACAGTACTTACGCAAATCGGCGATACTGTCTGATAAGCCATCGAGCCTGCACACCGAGCTGAGCACATTATTAAGCGCGGCTTTCAGTTGCTTGTTCAGCACACGGCCTTCCGCCGCGACCTCGTTGCAATCACGAGCGGCTTGGAGTAAACGGCCTAGGGGGGATTCAACCTTCGTGATTTCATCGTCAGTCACAAAGGCAAGGCTAGCATGTTGGTCGGGAAGCGCTATGCTACACGCATGAGAACCTTTTTGATCAGTCTGTGTTTGTTTGGCTGTTCGGCCGTAACACCGGTCGTTAACTCACCGTGTCCTGGCCTTTGGTGCTTTTCCGCGGCACAAATACCCGGCCCGGAGTTTTGCTACGCAACACAAGCCGCGATGCAGGCAGGCGAAGCCCAGTATGCAAGCAAAGGCTTCACCGTAAAGGAATCGCAATGAAATCAAAGCTTTTGCTGCTAGCTACTGCTTTGCTGGTTTGCTTTGGCGCGTGCACGGTTGAACGAAGCAAATCAGCCGCGCTCGGTTTAACCCTACAGCCCGGGCAGTATGCTCTTATTGCGTGCGCCCCTACAGGTGGCGCGGCTGGAGCCCCGACTGTTTTGGGCGGGATGCGTTCGACTGGTGGCCGCTCCTCGGCTACCGGCGGAACTAGAGCAAGCACCGGCGGCGCAATCGCAACCGGCGGCAGCTCGACTGTTGTTATTAATTGGCCGCCGTGTTCAAACACGTTCAAATCAGGTCCTGTTGTCAAGCACAAGCTAGGCCGCCGGGTAGTGCCGCAATCCATGCGCACGGTTCAGCCCTGGCGTGATACCGGTATAGTTGTTCGGTCCGTACTTTGGCCCCGTAACTGTACCGCCGCGCTAGTCGGCAAACCGCCCTGCATTCCCTACGACCAAGGTAATTTAGGGGCATGCACGGTATTTGCAGTGCTGGGCGAACTGTCTACGGCCCCTTTCACGTTCACATTCACAAATGCGATTGGCCCGACCTGGTATACCTGGGAGACACACAACGATCCATTCTCTGGAGCTTGGCCCCCAGACGACACTGGCTCGGACGGCGCTTCAGCCCAGAAGACTGCCATACATTTCGGATATTCAACAGGCTTTATCAGCGCTAATACACTGGCGGATATGCATGCCGCAATCCAAGCCCGCCCGGGTATTTTTGGCTCAAATTGGACTGACGACATGTTCACAACCGACCGGTGCGGGCAGATTCACCCGACGGGTGCGGTTGCCGGCGGCCACGAGTACGAATACATCGGATTTGACAAAGAGAACGGCTGGGAATGGTTCGTTAATAGCTGGGGCCCGACATATGGCCTAAATGGCTATTTTAAGATGAGCTCAGATGATGTTCAAACACTGATTGACGACGGCGGCAGCGCGGACTTTGCAAATGTTAATTGATCTTTACACCTGGATTTCGGCGCATCACGCACAAGCAATAGCAACTTTGATTGCTGTGCTTATGTTTCTGCAGGTCACGTTCGAGAACTGGCACGTAACACTCGGCTGGAATTGGGCTGGACGGCTAGCCCTTTTCCTGGCTTCGTTTCCGTTGTCGGGTAGTATGACAGGCATGGTTAAAGCTTTCAGCAAGTCCACGCCGCTCCCGCCCGTTGCGCCTACACCAGTGGCGCCGGTTAACGTTGTAACTCCACCGCCCGCGCAGCAGCCTCCCGTAGAGCAAAAATGATTTTTGACAATACCGTTCGCTTGTATGTTGGTTGCTCGCTATCTGTGCGGCGTGACCAGCTGGCGGCCCTGGTGTGCTGTCCTGGTGACGACCCAAAGCAGGACGTTCAGATTAAAACTAATTGTGCAATGTTTGCGTTAGGTGTTTGGCGTGTTTGTGGCGTTGAACACCCCCTTTTACGCTGCCGGTATAAGTCAGGTATGGCCATGGCCTGGGTTCTTGAAATCGCTAGCGACCTTGAAGCACTACGCCACGCCCAACCGGGTGACATTCCGCCCCCCGGCGCGCTAATGCATTACAGCAACCCAGGCAAGAATAACGATCATGTTGAATTTTGCCTGTCCGCGCCTGATGCACACGGACAAATACAACACGGTGGCGGCGGACGAACAGATAACGCGATTTCGTCTGGGGTTGGTTTCATTAACTGGAATTGCGGCCGGCCCCTGCAGCATTGGATAGATCCAAGCATGCTGCTTGGCGCACAGGCGTAGGCCTGCTAACCTAAAGCTATGCCTCTGAAAACAGGTTCAGACCAGAAGACCGTTTCCGATAATATTAAGGAGCTGGTTGCGGCCGGCCACCCGCAAGAACAAGCGGTTGCCATAGCTGAACGTGTGGCACGGGGTGACGGTGGGGAAGCTGAAGGCCTCAGATTTGACGGCGGCGCAGAGAACTTCGAACCCGAGGCCCAGCGCTGGGATTTCTCACGCCTGAACAGCGCCAAGGTTACGCGGACGTCGCAACAATTTGCGCGCGTACCCGCAAACCTGACCCGCACTGGCGTATTTACATACACCAACGCGGACGGAACAACCCGGCGCGAGCTACGGTTGCCTGAGGAGGTTTTCTCCCAAGACAGCTTGGACAGCCTTCGGGACGCGCCTTTGGTTTGGTTGCACCCGGCTATGGTGAACCCCCAGAACATTAAAGAGCATGAGATCGGGCACGTGTCTGGGACGCCCAAGCAAGACGGCCGCTTTGTTGCGGGTGAAGTGCTTGTTAAGCGTGCCGATGGCCTGGCCAAGGTCGATTCAGGCGAGGGCTTGGAGCTTTCATGTGGGTACAAGTGCCACACCGAGGTAAGGTCCGGCACCTACCAGGGCGAAAAGTTTGATTGCATTCAACGTGGAATTGTATACAATCACGTGGGTATGGGTCCCAAAGGCTGGGGCCGGGCTGGCGGTGACGTTGCCTTGCGCCTGGACGGCCTATATGCCACAATTGATTTGCCAACCCCAGAAAGGGTCGATTCACCAGTTGCTACGGAGCAAACTCCAAAAATGAAAATTCGATTTGACGGAACAGAGTACGAAAGCGGCTCTGAATCTCACGTCAACGCAATGCAAGCCAAGCTTGACAGCCAGGCCGGCACGTTGACCAAAACCACGTCCGAGCGGGACGGCCTCCAAGCAAAGCTTGACTCGGCCACTGCTGACGTCACCAAGTTGACCGCCGACCTGACCGCGGCAAATGACCCAGCGCGTATTGACGCGGCCGTGGAAAACCGCGTTAAGCTGGTTGTTTCTGCTGCCAAGGTCCTTGGCGCGGACGCCAGGTTTGACGGCAAAACGGAGCGCGAAGTCAAAGCGGCCGTGATTGCCAAGGTCAAGCCCTCGATTAAGCTCGACGGCAAGTCCGACGCGTACGTTGACGGCATGTTCGACAGCTGTCTCGACGGGGCCGCGCAAGCGACCACGATCACTGGATTTCACTCGGCCTTGTCCAGCGTCAAGCTCGATGCTGACCCGGTTGAGGACAAAGACGCACCGAAGCGCGGCGACGGCTACAAGACGCCGCTCGCAATGACCAAGGGGAAGTAAGATGACCATTTCCGACGAATCAGTTCAGACCAGTTACGACTTTCGGCCCCCGGTCGCGCAAGAAGGTGAGCTTGTTGATTTTCAGACGTCAACCGACGGCCTTGAGATCGGTGACAAGGTTGCAACGGTTGTAATTCCGTTCGGCCGTGCAGTTTTTGCGGCCGCGGCAACACCCAACCAGGTGGCCCTGCCGACCAGTTCAGCCGAAGCGCTGCGCATGGTAGGCGTTGCGGTCCTTGACCAAAACGTGATCGGCCAACTGGTTTCCAGTCAGCCCACGATCGGTTACCCGATCGGCAAGTTTGTAAACATCCTAGCCCGCGGCCGAATTTGGGTCCGACCCGAAACGGCGTGCAACGACCTGGACCCTGTTTACGTCCGGTACAGCGCCAACACGGCACCCGGCGATCGGCTCGGAACGTTTAGCAACGCGACCGATTCGGGCAAGAACGTGATTGTTCCCGGTCTGCTTTTCCGAACGACCTGGACCGCGGTCGGGCAACTAACCCAGCTTGAGGTCAATCGAACCGCAGGCGCAGGTCTTACCGGCCCAACCGGCCCAACTGGCCCCACCGGCCCCACAGGTCCCACAGGCCCCACAGGTTAATAGGAGCACACTAGAATGTTTTTTTCCGATTCCAGACTTGACGGCAACCCCGAAGCGATGCGACTGGCCGAGATTCTGGCCAGCGGTACAACGAACAGACTGGACGCGGACCAAATCGGCGCGGCCACGTTGTTCACGCTTCGTCAGCTCCAATTTGTTCGGTCCAAGGTTCAAAAGGTGCTTTACCCCGAGAATCGGTGTGCAACTTTCCTGCCACTTGCGACGGATATCCCCGCTTTGGTTGGGCAGTACGTTTACTACCGCAGGGACTATGCCGGGCAAAGCCGCCTACAAAACGGCAACTCCAAGGGTCCGCTCCCCCGTATCGACAACATCAAGACCGGCGAGTTGATCGGCCACGTCTACGGCCTGGAAGGCTCCTACGGCTGGATGCTGGATGAGCTCCGACAGGCCGCACGCCTGGCAATGGATCTGCCGACCATGAAAGCCGAGGCCGCCCGCGAGGTTATTGCTCGTGATACGGACGAGGTCACCCGCAACGGGACGCTCCAGGTCCGCAACGACGACGGGACAGCTGAAGCCGGCAACCTGCAAACGACCGGCAACATGGGCGGATTTACCAACCACCCGAACGTCGGAACGGGCGCAAACACGACCGTTGACGGCGCGACTTTGCTGGACAACGTCATTCACAAGTGGTTCCTAACCGCTGGAACGACCACGCCTGAGCAAATGGTCTCGGACTTGTCCGCGATTGCCCAGGCCGTCAACTTCAATACGCTAACCTTGTTTCCGCCCAAGACGATGCTTTTGCCCACGGCCATGTACAACCTCGCGGCCACAACGAAGATGAGTTCGGCCAGCCCGGTGACCGTCCTGAAGTTTTTCTTGGACAACAGCCCGTATGTAACCGAGGTCGATCAATGGATCTACTTGGACAACGCGGGCGTAACCAAGAACAGCCTCCCCAGCCACCGCGTGATCTGCTACAGCCGAAACCCGGACATTATCGAAAACGTCAACCCGCTTGATTTCGAGACCCAACCGGCGCAGGTCGAGGGCTTTCAGTACATCATTCCTTGCCGCGGGCTAACCGGGGCCGTGAAGGTATACCGGCCCAACGCCATGGTATACGTCGATTTCTCCAAGGCCCTGACCTAAGAGACACAACCCGAACGGGGCCGCGGCACGAAACGGCCCCCGTAAGGACCTACATGCGAGTACGCGTTATTAACACGGGTACCGAACCCGTTAACATTCCCATTGACGGCGCGCAAGCACAGCTTGAAGCCATTTTGGCCCAACACGGTTGGGACGAACGGCTGCAGACCGGGTTCAACTTTTCCCGTGTGCTGACGTGCGGCGAGCAAGCGACCTACCCCGTTGCGCGTTTCACCCAAGCTCAGCTTGAGGCCCTCGACAAACTTCGCGAGGACGGCAAAGTTACCGTTATTGTTGAATGATTCTAGGCGCAATCGGCACGGCTGGCAGCTTCCGGGATTTGTTCCAGGAAATGCGAACCGTGCCCGACGTCACGGTCCAGGGCTACCTTGACGAGGCCGCGCGCCGTCTCAGCGTCTCAGAGCTAGGCCTTGGCTACGACGAGGCCCACGGCAACCTGACCGCGCATTTGATCGCAACGTCCCCCGCGGGTGTTTCTAGCCGAATGGTTAACAAAGACGGCACAACCACCTACAGCGGCCGAGTGGATGAAATCCGCCTTGGGTTTTGCCACGGATTTGGGGTGTTGTGAGTGTTCACGTCCGAGACCGGGACAACGGGCTAGCAGCCCACAAAAAGCGCTTTGCGCACGGCGCACGCGTAACGGTGGGCATACACGAAGCCGAAGGGGCCGAGGGCAAGAAAGAACCCGAGGGCACGTCTCGAACATCCCTTATTGAGGTGGCCGAGGCCCACGAATTCGGGCTCGGCGTCCCGCAACGCAGCTTTGTGGCTGGCGCCGTGGATGACAACGAAAGCGAATTCCAGACCAAGCTAACCGAGGGACTGAAGGCCTCGGCCCAGCCAGGTGGACGCGGGCCCGAACAGACCCTTGAACGCTTTGGCCTTTGCGTTGTAGGTGTAATGCAGCAACGAATCGCGGACGGCATTGAACCCGAGCTGGCCGAGAAAACCAAGCGCCAGAAGCAGAGGCGCACAGGCGAGGCCAAAGACACACCTCTTATCCTTACGGGGCAGCTTCGGAGCTCGATTCGGAGTAAGCTAGAGGCAACCAGGTGAACTACTGGGCCTCAATTGCACCGAGCCTGATTAAGCTCTTTTCGTCGCTCGCGACCGAAAACATGACCACGGAATACGGTGAAGGTCGTGTCACGTGGTTTAATCGGCAGGTTCCCTTCATTGCGACCGACACAATGGCCGGCATTTATCTCCGCTGGCTCAAAATGCGTCCGATCAACAAGCCGGGTACGGTCTGGCGTAACGTCGTGCGCGGGACGGCCCCAAACCAGGTAACCAACCTTCAGCAAGACCTTCGGTTTACGGGCCAGGCCACCCTTCGGGTGCAGGTCAAAAGCCTGGAAAGCACGGACCTAAGCTGGTCCGTGTGGTATTTGACGAACATCCAAAACAACCTGCAGACCGAGGCGGCCCACCAGTACTTGCGCGCGTTGGGTTTAGCTGTCATAAATACAGGGGACGTGATTCCCAATGACGCGCCGATTGACGACCGCGAGGCAAGCATAGGAACCTTGGACATTCACTTCAATTTCGCTTACACGGTAACAGGTGCCCTAGACGTGACTACGCTAGAGAGCATGTCCGGAAATGTCCACGCACACGATAGCGCCGTAACGGGAGTGTCGATTGACGGCACAATAGCGGCCCCGTAGAAAGGCAATGTCAGCATCCCTTGATTCACTAGTAAATATCGTAATTACCCTGCAAAGTGCGGGGATTTCAGCCGCAAACTTCGGCACGCCTTTGGTGGTTGCGTCCCTTTCTTCTGCTGTTCTGGCCAAGTGGGGCCCGGACGTCACGCGTACGTACAGCAAGCCCGCGGACATGCTAACGGACGGATTCACAATCAAGGACGCGCCCTACAAGCTTGTTTCGGCCTTCAAGAGCCAAAGCCCCAGCCCGAAGCAGGTGGTTGTAGGTAAGCGCGTTGCGCCTCAGACCCAGATCATAACCCTGACCCCGACAAACACCACGGTTGGTTTTGTCTACGGCGGGACGGTTTCTGGCTCGACCGGCACGGTTACCTGGACCCACACGGTCGCCGGCAACCTAGCCGCGATTTGCACAGCCATCGCATCGGCCATTAATACGGCCGCGCCCGGTTCTGTTGTGGCCGACGGCTCGTCTGGGACGCACGTTACGTGCACCCAAACGGTCGGATTTGTTGCTGAATTCACAGGTATGACCGCAGGCCTTAGCGTTTCGGACGACACAATCGACCCGACGCCCTCAGGAATTGCCGTGGACCTTGCCGCGATCAACGCAGCTAACCCCGGCTGGTATGGCCTCGCGATTGATAGCTTCGGCAAGGCCGAAATACACGCGGCCGCGGCTTGGGTGGAAGCCAACAAGCGCGCCTTATTCGTGGCCCAGACAGCCGACACGGCCGTCATTGCCTCGACCTACAGCTCGGGCGGGTCCGACGTGGGTGACGTCCTGAAGGCCGCTGGCTACAAGCGAACAGCCCTTTTCTGGAACCAAGAACTCAACCTTTCGGGCAACCTAGCCGCTGGCACTCTTGCCGTCCACCTGACCCAAACTCCCGGGTCGGACAACTGGCAATATACGAACGTCACCGGTGCGGTTGCTAGTGACCAGCTGACCGCAACCCAAATCGGGTACTTGGAAAGCAAGAACGTCAATTACTACCAAACGATCGACGTCGGTCGGGTTCTGGGCGGCGGCAAAGATTGCTTTGGCGAGTACTGCGACACGGTCCGGTTTCTGGACTGGTGGTACGCAACGGCGCAAGCCGGCGTAATCAACGCCATGCTCCAAGCCGCACCCAAGAAAATTCCCTACACGGACGCGGGCGTACAACGCGCGGTTGTTGGTCCTCTGAACCAAGTCAACAGGCAAGGCATTGACAACGGCGGCATAGCTGCGAACCCGGCGCCCAGCGTCACGGTTCAGGACGTGGCCGATGTGCCCGACAACGTGAAAGCTACACGCAATTTCCCGGACGTGAACGTTGTGTTTACGCTGGCCGGTGCAATCAACACGGTTGACCCGATTACCGTTTCGGTGCTGATATGACCCTACAAGTTTGGAGTGCTGCTGACTACTCCCTGAATTTCGGTGGAATTGAAATGGACGAGGACGCCATAGGGCCGGACTCGTTTTTCGAGGTCGAACAGCTGGCCCCTGATTTCAAGCTACGCAAGGGCATAGGCGGCGGGGCGACCCGGTCGCAAATGAAGCACCCGGCCTGCAAGGTTACCGTCCACCTGCGCCAGTGCGCGGGCGTCAACAGCGTGCTCAGCGCCCTATTGAACCTCGACCGGATTACACCCGGCGGAATCGGCGCGGTGCCCCTTACGGGCAAAGACCGAAACGGCAACTATGCCCTACTTGATACAGCCGCTTTCATCGAGGGCAGCCCGCCCTGGAAGGTCGCCGCGGAAGAGGGCGACGTGGACTGGGTTATTATCTGCCCGAGCCCCGATCAATTCACCGGCGGGCACTAAGCCGCAAACTTTTCATAGCGTTGCGTAGCAAAAACCCCGCAACCACGACAGGCCGATCATAGGGAGCACGACCCAATGTCAGCACCACAGCTTAAGACGTTCGAACTGCGCGGCCAGCAATACCGCACAACCCTTTTGCCTGCAACGCAGGGCCGAGGGCTTTACCTCCGGTTGATGAAAGCCTTTGGGGCCGGCCTCGCGGGCTTGGACCCGTCCAAGGGCGATACTGTCGCGGGTCTGGGTTTTGTCGCCGGCGCAATCGCAGGGCTGGATCAGGTTCTTTTGGACGACCTATGCGAAGCCTTTGGCGCCGTGACGTTTGCCCTTCGTGCGGGTGGCGAGGACAGCCTTAAAGGCGACGGATTCGACGCGCACTTCACAGGCAGGTACGACCTGCTGACCGATTGGCTTGTCGCAATGGTCGAAATCAACGGAATGATTAGTTTTTTATACGAGATATTGGCCGCCCGAAAAGGCGCCGCGACCCCGAAGCCGTAGAACTACCCACGCCCGAGGGCCTGGACTGGGTGCTGTGGAGGCCCATCATGGCCGAGCCGCCGTTGTGCTCGTTGAATGAGCTCCGGACGGTTTACAGCCTGCCTGATTTGTTAGATTTTCACGTCGTTCTGGACCTCCAAGAGGACCTGCAGCGTGCAGCCCGAGCTAAGGCCAAACAGCTGGCGACTAAAGGGCCTTAGCCGGCGGATTCGCTAGATACGCGTCATATGGTGCTATCGCTAGGCCCGCGGGTCTCTGCGATCGTTCGTAGTGCCCTAGACACGTGTTGCAACAAATGCACAGCAGACCGCGAGGCTCATGTGTGATGTGGTCGTGGTCACGTTGGGCCTGCGTTCGGCACTTATCTCCTAATGTGAGTTCTGTGAGGCATATTGCGCACCGGCCCTCCTGGTGGAAATAAAGAGTCTCACGTAGGGTATCAGGAAAGAACTTCATTGATTGCTGTCTGATTCGGGTTTTCAGCCGTTCCGTGTTGTCCATGTAGTATTTGCGCTTCTTTTCTCGAAGCATCTCCTTATTTTTTGCCCTGTATGTTGCGCTTTTTTCCCTTAACTTCTCCTTGTTCTCTGCCTGATACGATTTAAGCCAGGCTTTAATCTGGTCTTTGTGCTGTGCTCGATAGGCTTTGGCCTTTTCAGTATGCTTACTTTTGTGTTCTATGTACAAAATGTGATGATAGTGCTTCAAGCACAGTCCTCGGCCCCGCACCGGCTGGTC